CATATTATCTTGGTTGCCCATGCCCGTAAGTCTTTCTCTGTGACTGACAAGATCGACCGTTTTTCGATCAGGGGTGCAGGGGAGTTGACAGACCGTGTGGATAATGTAATACTCCTTCAACGATACTATAATGATGATCCACTTGAAGCCGACTGCTACATTGCAATATCAAAAGCCCGTCACTGGGATATGGCTGAGTGTGAGATTGACCTGTGGATGGACAGAGCCAGTATGAACCTGCTCATGCAAGATCAGGTAGCAAAATCTAATCTTCCATCCTATAAGGGAAGAGAAGAATCTAATCTTACGTCCTATGGGGGAAGAGAAGAATCTTCTAAAAGTGAGGCTCCGTTTTGAGAAAGAGGGGTCAAATCATTAAACTTAAAAACATTGAGACAAGCAAGGTTGTTGAAGCTAAGGTAGTGCTGGCTGATAGTAAGCAGGGATACCTTGCAGAGGAGCGGGGTAAGGCCCGTAGCTTTCTTGATGCTTGGAGATGGTATAGTCCGAAGGAATGGGAAGAATTGTAAGCACTGGAATGTCGGCGGAAAGTTACAACACTTTCCTCGCCCAAGGGTATAGTGCCCCCTGTAATGGCTGTGAGAATCAGCACTATTGTAGTACAGGCTACACTTGCCAGATGTACCGCAAATGGGAGAGTATGAGATCAAGCGAATGGAAAAGACATCGGAAGAATTTCAGTCAGATACCGGATAAACCTTATGGATAAGAACTGGAAAAGGTTTGAGCGCAGGGTAGCCCAGAGATCGGGGGGTAGAAGGATCAGTGTGGCTGACCGTGAAACAGATTTAGATGTAGAGCATCCCTACTTAGGGATAGAGTGTAAATACAGAGAGAAACTCAGCCAGTACATAAAGGATTGGTACAAGCAAGCTGAGGATGGTTCGAAGGATGGGCAGGTTCCAGTGGTAGCCATAGGTGAGAAGAATAGTTCTCGCATCTTTGCGTTACTGGATTTTGATGATTTAATTATGCTTCTAGTCCACGCCGTTGATGGCGAAGAAGCTATTCCAACGAACTATGGGGGTACGGACTAACACCTGTAGTGACACCTGTGGCCCCGTGGGTGACCTAGGATAACGGGGCATTAACTACAGGAGACTATTATGTCAGCAGAAGTAATTACAATGGACGAGTTTAAGAAAGACGCAGCTAAATCGAAAGATGGCTGGCCTAAAGAGGGTGAGCATGTGTCAGATGAGGAGATGGAATCGTGGCATAGATGGGGTCAGAGCCATTCTATGGATTTATTACGGTGTGCTGACAGCCCCTTTCAAATCCTAACCTTAGTAGAGAACTTGGTAGAGGATTTACTTATTTCCGGCGATGAAAGCAGTGAAGATTGTATAGCCTCAGTCAAAGAGGCTCTCCGTACTGCTGTTGATCGTGGGATTGAAAACTTTGAAACTCCTTGCTCAGAATGTGGCGAATGACTCCTTACGAATCCTTTATACATAAGTCCAGGTACGCTAGGTACCTCTACGATAAACACCGTAGAGAAACCTGGGAGGAGACGGTAGACCGCTACTTTGAGTTTATGCAGGGGGTAGCCCCTGATGTAGGTATACCGGCCTCTCTCCGTACTGCTGTGCTTGTCCGTGATGTCGTTCCCTCGATGAGAAGTTTTATGACATCGGGACCAGCTTTAGCGCGAGATCACATGGCTGGCTACAACTGTAGCTATATTACTGTGGACCATGTAAGGGCGTTCGACGAGAATCTATATGTCCTGCTCTGTGGTACTGGAGTTGGGTTCTCTGTCGAGCGTCAGTATATTAACAAGCTACCAGAAATCTCTAACGAATTCCATGACACAGATAGTATCATCAAGGTTAGGGACTCTAAGATAGGATGGGCTACCGCTCTCCGTGAGTTGGTCAGCTTACTGTACTCTGGTGCTATACCCAAAGCAGACTTCAGTCGTATACGTCCGGCTGGGTCCAGACTTAAAATTTTCGGAGGAAGGGCAAGTGGAAGTGAACCACTGGAAAGATTATTCAATCACTATATTAGAATATTCCGAAATGCTTCTGGACGAAGGCTTAACAGTATAGAGTGTCATGACCTGCTGTGCTTTAATGGAGAGGCTGTGGTAGTAGGGGGTGTACGCAGGGCTGCTGAGTTGAGCCTGAGCAACCTCACTGATGAGCGTATGCAACGGGCTAAGATGGGTCAGTGGTGGGTAGAGGAAGGGCAAAGAGCCTTGGCTAACAACTCTGTGTGCTACACTGAAAAGCCAGACATTGGGATATTCATGCGTGAATGGATTTCTCTGTATGAATCCAGAAGTGGTGAGCGTGGCATATTCAATAGGAAGGCTGCTCAAGACCTAGCACCTGAGCGTAGGGATAGCACCTATGAGTTCGGAGTAAATCCTTGCAGCGAGGTGGTACTTAGACCGTCCGGTTTGTGCAACCTCAGTGAGTGCATACTGAGGCCCAACGACAGTCTAGCCTCTGTAGCTGACAAGGTAGCTATGGCTTCCATCTTAGGAACCTTTCAGTCTACACTAACCAACTTCCGTTATGTACGTCCTGTGTGGAAGAAGAACGCAGAGGAAGAAAGACTTCTTGGTGTTAGCTTCACAGGGGTGTATGACTGCCCAGCAATACTGAACGCTACTCCCAAACAACTTGAGAGTCTGAGAGATGTAGCTATCAAGACCAACAAGGAATGGGCTGAACGGTTGGGTATTGAACAGTCTGTGGCTGTTACCTGTATCAAGCCATCAGGCACTGTGTCCCAGCTTACTGGTGTTTCGGGGTCAGGCTTGCATCCAGCCTACGCTAAATACTACATACGCAGAGTAAGGCAGGATAAGAAAGACCCCTTGAATAAAGCAC